GATACGTATGGGTTTGATACAAAATTTTCTTATAAGCTTCTCTCAACAGGGTGGGAACGCATCGGGAATAGCATAGCTACTCCCGCAGCCGATATATGGACCGGAACTAACAGTGACTTTTTTTGGAGTACAAACTGGAGAGGAACCGATGATTACACATACCTATTATTTTCTACTAACTACAGCGCTACAGATAATCTTCGCTATTTTGATGGTACTAACTGGACTAGGTGGCAACCTCAGTATGCCTCTAATGTCCTAAACACGATAGAGACGGCAAGATTAATTATTCCATTTCAAAATAGATTACTATTATTGAATACTGTTGAGAGCGATGAAAACGGCATCAACTTTACCTTTGTAAATAGATGTAGATATTCACGCGTTGGTAGTCCAATCGGCGCTGATTCTTATAGAGAAGATATAGATGGAGAGGGTAGTTTTATAGATGCTCCCACAAGAGAAGCTATTGTAAGCTGCCAAAAGATTAAGAACAGATTGATCGTCTTCTTTGAGAGAAGTACATATGAGCTTGTATATACGGGTAACCAGATTTATCCGTTTAGGTGGCAAGAAATTAACTCTACCTTAGGTTGCGAATCTACCTTTTCGGTTGTTCCTTTTGATAAGGCTGTGTTGGGTGTCGGTCAAACCGGCATCCACGCATGCACCGGAGCAAACGTAGAGCGTATTGATACAAAGATTCCAGACGAGGTATTTGAGATACATAACGATGATGACGGTGTATTTAGAGTACATGGCATACGTGACTACTATAATGAGATGGTATATTGGACGATGCCATATGAGCATAGTTATCAATCGTTTCCAAATAAACTGTTAGTGTTTAACTATAAAGAGAACACATGGGCATTCTTTGATGATCACGTCACCGCTTTTGGATATCACCAAATATCAGATGATCTTACCTGGTCAGAGATGGACCAAGAGTGGGAGCAGAATGATGATCAGTGGAACGACGGTACCATGGAGTCAAAGTTTAGATATGTTATTGCGGGAAATCAGCACGGATATACTTTCTTGATGCATAGAGAGTTCGAGTTTAACGCTATATCTAAACCAGTTACAGACATAACAGAAGCAGCCGGAGTTATCACAGTTAAAGTAATAGCTCATAACTTATCTTCAGGTGATTGGATAAGTTTTGTTAACGCTAACGGATGCCCAGAGCTCGAAGATAACAACTACAAGGTAAACGTTCAATCAGCTGACACGTTTACGATCGACCACCCTCCTGTATTTACAGGCCCGTATACTGGTGGCGCTGGAATAATACTTGTAAGTAAAGTTGATATATATTCAAAGCGATTTAATTTTTATTCAAAACAGGGTGATAACACAAATATAGAAAAGACAGATTTTCTTGTAGACAAGAATGACGACGGTGCGCTCACTGTTGATTATCTTGTTTCTGCATCTCGACTTTCCATGAGGCAGGATGGTATAGATAATGGAGCTATTTTAGGCTCTTCTGTACTTGAGATGGATCCGTACACTGACCTTGAAAACGTCCAAAAAAGATTCTGGCATGCTGTCTATTTACAAGCACAGGGAGAATCTATACAGCTTAGACTTTACTGGACTGATGAGCAGATGAGAGATGGTAACATCCCATATGTAGGCTTTGAGATACACGGAATCTTGTTTCATGCGTCTCCTACACAAGAACTCTAAATAAAACACCGTGCTGACATGAAATCAACACGGCGAAAAAAGGAGAGTAGTAATGAAGCCATAATGACTAAACATACTGAGAATATTTTACTCTTTTATAAACTCAAACACAATGTGTGACTCTGTGAAAGAAGTTCTATCTATTCCAGTTGTTATATTAACGTTAGTATCATCTATATTTACTTCTATATTGTTAATCAAGGTGGTAGAGGAGTATGGAAGAGGGATTTTTACTTTGTTTGTATAGTCTGATGCTGCTCCAGTTATTTTTATTGCTGTATATGTATCTGGAGTCGGAAAGGTGATGCCGTGAGCTATTGTTTTAGTTGCCGCGTTTGGGAGTATCCCGCACTCAATTACTATAGTTACCTTTTGTCTTTCTGTAGGTGTTCTTGGTGTTTGGCTCGATAGATCTGGGTCTGGGAACCACACCTCACCATCTACGAACTCTGTTTTAGAATATATCCCTGTTTTCTTTAGATTTAACGCCATAGCGTGGTTATTGAAGATTTGCCGCAACCTGACCAAGAAGTCTTTAAACTCTGGACTATTGATATCGATATGATCTAAATTCTCTATTTCAAATACTTCAGTTAAAGGCACAAACATGCCTTGCCTGGTATCTATTGCCATACTACGCCCTCTCTAAGTAATGATTAAAATCTCACGTTAATAATTATACTATAAGTGTGGTGTTGCTTGATAACAATAAATTAAGGGAAGTATTATGGCTTTAGGAGCGATTCTGGGAGGAGCTATAGCATCTTACGGTGTAAGTAAGGTCGGTAGCTGGCTCTATAATAAACTCTTTGGAGGAGGACGAAAAAGAGGTAAGGGAGGTAAACGTGGAGGTGGTTCAGGAGATGGACCTGATGTAACACAGGTATCCAAATATGATCCTGAAATGGAAAAATTACTTAATGAGAAGATGCCGGAGATAATGAAAGAGCTGATGGCTGAACCTGAAGCGTTTCCAGAGCTACAAGAAGTTATGCAAAGGCAGCATGAAGCTTTTGGTGAGGGGCCAGAGCTCCCACAGATGCCGGCAGAAGCTGACTTATCTTCGCTAGATTTCGGTCCCATAGCTGAGCAAGCTAGGCAGAGGTTTCAGACTGATACTATACCTACACTTGCTGAGAGATTTACCTCTATAACAGGTGGTGGGCAGAGAAGTGGTGCTTTCGAAAGGCAGAAAGCTAAAGCTGCTGAAGGTCTAGAAACAGGACTAGCAGCAATGCAAGCCCAATTACAGCCACAATATGATCTTCAAAGAGCTCAATATGGTTTACAACGTGGTCAGTTAGCTGGACAGCTAGGACAACTAGGGCTACAAGCCAGAGGTCAGAGATTAAGAGAAGGTCAATTTGCACTACAGCACGAACTTGCATCTAGAGCTCCAGCTCAGCAAAGAATGGCACTGTTGGCAAATCTATTAGGTGGTGGAGTAGCATCTCCGTATCACCAAGCTATCCAGCCAAAATCGCCTTCTTTCTTGCAGTCATTAGCTCCAGGGTTAGGGCAAGCTGGTATGCAGCTGGGTACTGCGTGGTTAGGTCAAAAATTGGGATTGTTTAGCTAGTAAAGGATAAAAAATGGCTCTAATACAATTGCCTCAACAGCAATCATTTGGCTCCGGGTTAGGGGCTGGCATGGGAAGCGGCCTAGCAAGCGGCATCTCAAGTCTCATAGATATGAAATTACAACGTCTACAAGACGAACAAAAAGTTAAAACGCTAGAAGAATCGCTTAAACCTCTCGTCTCACCTGAGAAGGCGGCTCTTTATGCGAGAATTGGTAAAGATGATCCAAAAGTGCTAGGTGCACTACTTCAGCAAGATTTTGAAGCTCCTGGGCGTCAAGCGTACCAACAAGCTAGGTTTGGTCAAGATGTCGTTCCTGGTATAGGTGCCCCAGAGCCTACGAAAGCTCCTATGGAGGCAGCACAGCCACAGCTAGAGGCTCCGGTTCCCCCAGAGCAACTAGCTCAGCAAGCAGTGTCCCCCGCTGAACCAACGGCAGTGGCACCGGCTCCTCAAAAGCCTCCAGTGATTCCAAAGAAGCCTGCTGAAAAGTTTACCATGGCAAATCAGCTTCAAAGTGAGATCACAAGAATGAAAGAGGCACTCCCTAAAGTGGGACCTCGTTATTTTGACAGGCTAGCTAACGAAATCTCAAATAAAGAAGCTCTATTGACCAAGATGGTAGTTAATGAACAGCGCGAGAAGAATGCAGAGCGTAGGTTTGAAAAACAACAGGATTTAGCGCAACAAAAACACGATCTACAGAAAGATAAATATTATTCTGACCTAGCAGCTCAAGAACGCAAAGAAAAGCGCTTAGCGCAAGAGAAGATCGATAAAGAAAATAAACCAGCTCTTGAGAAAATTAGAAGTAAAGCTGAAGCGGCGCTGATGGATAAAGCGCGGTTCGCAGAGATGGAGCGAATTAATAATGAAGGCGACTTGGGAAGTAACGCGTTCAATATATTTGCAGACGCTCTCGAACATGGACTGTTTGGACTTGGCATCAACTTGACCAGCTTGCAGACAGCTGACGCTCAAGCTATGAAGAAGTTAAGTAAAGACTTTATCAAGAACGTTAAAGAGACGCTTGGTACCAGTAGAATTACTCAAGCAGAAGTTCAACTATACCTTTCGACAATACCTAACTTGATGCAAAGCCCAGAAGGTAGAGCTCGAGTTATTAAAACGAACCAGTATATGAACGAGATACCTGTTATAAAAAGCAGGATAGCTAACGATCTTATAGAAAAGAACAACGGTGAGATACCAAAGAACTTCAAAGGTAAGCTCTTTAAAAAGATGGAGCCATACTTGAGAGAGTTGGAAGGTCAAATCAAGGGCGTTACTGATGAAGTTAAAAAGAACTTAGCGGTGCAAAAGAAAGAACGGGTTGGTTTAGGAGAAGATCTTACAAAAGCTTTTGACCAGATTGCGACACCTGGCACTCCTCAGCAGCCACAAAGCAAGCCACCAGAAACACTTCTAGGCCTCGAGAAAGCAAGACCATTCTTGAAGCATATATTTCCCTGGATTTAATTAGATTGTCGTTCAAGCAACAATTTTGCATATATAGCGCGTAACACCCATTTAGTTATGGTAATGTTACGCGCTTTTGCATATTGTCTTATCTCTTCGTGAATTTTAGTTGGCACATCCATCGCCAGACGTTTCCTACCTTTTCTCGCCATGCGACACTCCTTACACTCTTTTTCTTTTAGTAAAGCATTTCTAGCCAATTGTGTACACAAAAGTTTCTCGATTCGTTGATTGCTAGCGTTAGACGCGATGTACTGTTCTCGATACATAATTTAAACCTATATATAGGAGACTAGGATGCCTAGAAATCAAAAACGGAATCTCGTTTATGGTTTAGGGGATGATTTCATAGAAGTTCCCCCAACTCCGATTATTTCTCAGAGGGCGCCTACAACTCGTGATAAACGTGAAATTGGTACTATCTGGATTGATCAACCAAACGATGATTCATATATCTTAACGTCCATTGTGGCAAATAGTGCTACGTGGATTAATGCTGGTGGAGGGACAGGTACGTTTAACTCGCTTGTCGTTACAACCACAGCAACAATTGGTACAACTTTAACAGTGAGTGGCCTTGGCCTTGGCGTAGTTCAAGCTGATGCTACTGGTTTACTTTCTTCTTCTGATGGAACAGACGGACAGGTGCTTATCGCATCCACAGGTGCTGTGGCTCCTGCGTGGGCAACTATAACAGCTGGTGCTGGTATTAATATAACCAACGCTGCTGGTTCTATCACAATAGACGCTACTGGAGCGGTCGCATCGACATTCCCAACGGATGCCGGAACTGCAACCCCTGTGGCGGGGGCAACCACCATCGCTGGGGGCCTAAACCTCGGGACCACCGGAGTGGGCGGGACCGTAACCGTAAATATGGATCCTTCTATTTCACTCGCTGGTTCTGTGACTGCTGGTGTAGACCTCACCATGACAAGTGGTGACTGCACGATAACTGGTACTACAGATGCAGCTCAAACAATTTATCTCCACGCAAACGGAGGAACAAGTGAAACTATTGATATTCACAGTGATCAAGGTACTGGTACTAGCGCTATTGATATCCACGCCGATGTTGGTGGAATTGATATCGACTCGGGTCTTTCAACTGCCGATGCTATAAACATAGTAGCTTCTGACGCTGCTGGTGGTATCGACATTGACGCGGGTACATCTGGTATAGCTATAGATTCGACTGGTGCTATCTCTCTAGATGGTGCTGCTGCATCGAACTTCTCTGTAACAGGTGCACTTAACGACCTTACACTTGAAACCGCTGCTGGTTCATTGAACTTAACAGCTGGTGAAGCTGCCGCTGACGCAATCGTAATTGATGCGACAAACGCTGGTGGTGGTATCGATATTGATGCAGGAACTGCCGGAATTAGCATGGTAACTGGAAACGGTGTCATAGCTATCGAATCTGGAACAGCTGCTATCAACGTCGGAACCGGTGCGTCTGCAAAGACGGTCACCTTGGGAAGCACCAACACAACCGCATCGACGGTCGTTCAGTCTGGAACAGGAGATGTTATTGTAACATCCACAGACGCTGTAACTATCGACTCAGCGGGCGTATTGGAGCTTAACTCTTCAGCTGGTGTTATCGGAATTGGTAACGATGCCGTAGCTCAAGATATCAATATTGGTACAGGAGCAGCAGCTCGCGTTATCACCTTGGGAAATGTGTCTGGTGCAAGTCAGATTGTTCTAAATTCTGGAACCGCTGGCATCCAGCTTGTTTCTACAGGTACAGGCGACATTACGCTTGATTCTGATGACACGTTGTTGTTGGATTCTGATGGAGTCCTTGAACTTAACTCTAGCGGCGCAGCTATTAATATCGGTAACGATGCTGATGCATTTGCAATCAATGTCGGAACCGGAGCAGCAGCTAGAACAATCACTCTCGGTAACGGCACAGGTGCGACAAGTGTCGTCCTAGACGCTGGAACCGGAGCTGTGAACATAGGAACGAATGCTGTAGCTCACACCGTAACTGTCGGAACGACCACAGGTGCGGGAGCAACGGTAATTCAGTCTGGAACAGGAAATACAGCTATTACATCTGGTGACGAGATTACTCTCGATGCTACAGGTGTATTAGAACTTAACTCATCTGCGGGTGTAATAGGTATCGGTAACGACGCCGTTGCACAAGACATAAACATAGGAACTGGGGCAGCTGCTCGAACCATAACCATGGGTAATGTTTCAGGTGCGACAGCATTGGCGCTGAACGCTGGAACAGGAGGCATCGCTTTAGTTTCTACTGGAACTGGTGATATCACACTTGATTCTGATGACACATTATTGTTGGATTCAGATGGTGTGCTCGAGTTGAACTCTTCAGCTGACGCTATAAACATTGGTAATGACGCAGTTGCGCAAGCAGTGAACGTCGGAACGGGTGCTGCTGCAAGGGTGGTAACTCTCGGAAGCACGAACACAACCGCTCAAACGATTGTACAGTCTGGTACAGGGGACCTTAACTTAACGTCTACAGATGCTATCACAGTTGATGCAACTGGTGTACTTGAGTTGAACTCCACAGGTGGGGCTATCTCTATCGGTAACGATGCAGATGCTCAAGCTGTTAATATCGGTACTGGTGCAGCTGCGAGAGACGTGACTGTCGGTTCGTCCAATACTACCTCTGACACGCTCATTCAGGCGGGTTCAGGAGGTATAACATTGTCTGCTTCTGGTAATGTAGATGTTGTTCCTGTGACAAATAGTGTTGCGGGTGTATCTCTTACGTTGAACGGACGTGTTGGACAGGCTACCTTCACAGGTCAAACGACTGGTGCAGGAGCTTCAACCACCTTCACAATCACCAACAGCTCGATAACCACGTCAAATGCGTTGATCTTAACCGCTACAAATGGTGGAGCAAATGATGCGCAAATGACTATAAATAGGATTGAACAAAAAGCCGGATCTGTAGAGGTCATTCTTAAAAATAATGGCGCTGCGGCTCTTAACGGAAGTGTATATATCTCTTTCTGGGTGCTTAATTAATCATATCTGTTGTATGCCCCATCTGTCTGGGTGGGGCATTTTTTGCATGGATTGCTACAGTTCGACTTGATATTATATGAACGAAGCGAATTTTTAATCTTATAGAGGGATAAAATCCCACAAAGGAGAACCATGGAACAATTAGGAATGCTCAAGTTTGTGATAGAAAAAGATGAGCGCAACTATGAGTTCATGATGCCGTTTGGAGCACCGTACGGAGAGGCATATGATGCATGTCATGAAATGATGGGGAAAATAGTTGAACTATCTCAAGAAGCACAAAAACGAGCAACCCGAGAAGTAGAGATAAAAACTGATGATGATGTGAAGCTTGAAAAGGGTGAAGCTCAAGCTAACTAATTAAAATTCAAAGGGGAATGTATGTCAGTGTGGAGTATAGTTCTTATCGTTGGATCTATCGTTGTAGGTGTAGGCTCTACTATCGTGTTTAAATTGAAGCAAGACAATAAGATAGAAGAGATAGCTGAAGCAGTAATAGAAAGGGAGACGGGAATCGATATTGATTTGAGTCCTGGCTCAGAAGAGAAGAAAGAAGCGAAAAAAGAAAATAAAAAGGAATAGAAATGCCTGCGCAAGCAATACGTTTAGTTCCTGAGCCAGCTCGAACGTTAGCTCACGGATCGATAGGTGCCTCCTATATGGGAGTTGGTACCGCTTTTGAAAATCCTATACGGATTATAGTAATTCAAAACATAACTGACGCCACACTGATGTTCTCCTTTGATGGTATAGATGATCACATTCCTCTCCCACGAGAGGGTTTCATACTTTTAGATATCACAGCAAATAAATCTATAGAGCACGGGTTTTATATACCAGAGGGTGCGAGGATATATGTGAAACAGATTAGTGCTCCAACACAGGGTGCCGTATATGTAACCGCATTTCATGGCGCAGACTAGGAGATAATCATGTCACAGTTAGGAAAATTTATAAACGCAGGGTCCATCGGCGCCGTCGGAACCATAACTGGTGACGTAGGCGGTGCAGTTGGGCCAGATGGCGTAGCTAATTTAAATCTAGTAGGATCGGGACCAATACTTGTCACAGGTAATCCCGGTGCTTTTACTTTAACTATATCTATATCAGACGCGACGACCTCAGCTGTCGGCGTGGTAGAACTAGCGACTAGCGCTGAAACCATAGCCGGTACTGATACGACACGAGCTATAGTACCAAGTGGTTTGACAGCAAAACTAGGAACACAGACGGCTAACGCTGTGCCTTTTGGCGCGGGAACAGCCTCTGCTTTTGGTTGGACTTCTGCTGGTACCAATGGACAGCTCTTAATAGCTGCAACAGCGGGTTCACCAGACTTTGCGACACTTTCCTCTTCAGGGGGAACGATAACCATTACACCAGGTCCAAACAGTTTAAATATTGAAACTAGTGGAGCTACATCAAATTCTTTTCCCACGGATTCGGGTACAGCTACACCCGCTCTTGGAGTTCTAAATATTTTGGGACTGGCTGGGCGAAATATATCTACAAGCGGTGCGGGTAATACCGTGTCAGTTGCTGTTTCTGGTACTACACAATATGGTGTACAAGTTGGAGATGCTACAGGGAGCTTAGACTCTCTAGCAGTAGGAGCCACTAACACCGTTCTTAAAGGTAATACAGGAGCAAACCCATCATGGGGACAAGTTGATTTAACGAGTGACGTCACTGGTGTTTTACCAGTTGATAACGGAGGTACCGGAGTTGCCTCGATCACGGACCACTCGCTTATTGTCGGTTCGGGCACAGCTGCTGTTACTGAATTAGGGGTTGCTGGAAACGGAGAGATCCCAATCGGATCGGCAGGCGCAGACCCTGTCTTAGGGGCAATAACTGCTACTGATGGCACGCTGACCGTGACGAACGGCGCTGGAACTATAGATATAGAAGCGGGAACAGGCTTAAGAATCATGTCAGGTTTTGCTACTTGGTCAGGCGGATCTCCATACTTTGATGATACAACTCTTGGACAATTTACAGTTTCTCAAGCAGGTACAGGATACATAAAAGGTGAGCCTGTAACATGGACCGCTCCACAAACAGTGACAGGGCTAACAGCCGGAAACACTTATTATATCTACATGGATAATACTGGAACAATACAAAAGACAACTACATACAGTGAGTCATTATTTAGAGATAATGTAGTGCTGTTTGAGTGTATGCGTGACTCCACATCCGGAACGAACATCCAACAGACTGTTAAAGAAAACCATCCATACCAATTCCCATATTCAACATCGATTTGGGCTCACGATACAATAGGACCTGTCATAGCTGACAACCAAAATGGCGCAAATATTACACTAAATGGAACACAAAAAATAGAAATATCAGGGGCTGATGAACTAGAAGATCATGGTTTAGAGACTACAATACCTGACAGCGGAGGCGTAGCAGAAGTATTTAATCAATACTTTACAAATGGCTCTGGAAAATGGGCAAGATACGCATCAAGCGATACGTTTGATGGAACATGGAACAATGCTGGTACAGCAACAGCACTTGGAGCTAACAAGTACTCTGTTTATAGATTGTACGTATCTAAAGATGATCTTAATACCACAACCCCACAATACTTTGCAGTGCTTGGGGACGCTCAATATAATAATTTAACGGCAGCTCAAACAGCTGTAGCTAACGATTCTATACCGACATCTACTGGCGAGCTCGCCAGGTTGGAAATGGCGCAACTAGGGTTTATTATCTTTGAAGAGTCTTCTACATCTATAGTGGATGTCATCATTGCAAAAGAAACAGCAAGAACAAGTTTCTCTGGGGCAACATCAACCGGTGCGGCTCTTGTTCTAACAGATACAACAAATTTTGACCACATACTCAGTGCGGCCGATACTACCGTTCAATCTGCTTTAGAAACGATCGATGATCTTACATTTGCAGGAGATGGCGGAACGGCTCAGGCTGCTTCAGCTGTATTTACCTTTGCAGGTGGAAACAACTTAACTTCTGCAGCAGCAGGCTCTACCGTAACTTTTGATGTAGATGGCAACGTAGCTGATTCGTTTACCAGTGACTCGGGATCCGCAGTTCCCGCGTTAGGGATACTCACCGTGAGTGGAGGAAGTGGAATCAACACCTCGGCCTCGGGCAGCACCTTGACGATCACCGCTACTGGAGCAGTATCTAACGAGTTTGAAGATAATGTATTTAGAATTATAGATGATGGAGACAACAGTAGAAAGTTAGCTTTCCAATGCTCAGGTATAACAACCTCTACAGTGAGAACATGGACCGTAGATGATAGAGACATAGATTTTGACGCTGTAGCTACAACCTATGCGACAGACGGGGGAAATGCGACGGCAGCAGCGGGAACAATAACCTTCGCAGGGGGCACAAACGTGACCACCTCGGGCTCAGGCTCCACTGTAACGATCAATGCTACTGGTGGAGGTGGAGGGCTAACCTGGAACGAGGTTACCGGAACATCTCAGTCAGCAGCTGTCGACAATGGCTATATTACGAACAACGCAGGGTTGGTTACAGTTACGCTTCCAGACACAGCAGCATTGGGCTCAGTTGTACGAATTTGTGGTAAGGGTGCAGGTGGCTGGAAATTAGCTCAGAACGCATCAGAAAGCATAATTTGGGACGAAGATTCTTCCACAACTGTTGGGGTGGGTGGATATCTAGCCTCGACGGACGATTATGACGCTGTTGAAGTTCTTTGTACTGTGGCGAACACAACGTGGACAGTGTTGACATCAAAAGGAAATATAACGGTTGTTTAGGAGATAGTATGGCGACAAAAAATAGTATTAATAATAAGACTCAAGATTTAACTATAGATCCAGGAGCGTCAGGTGATTCATATACCCAGTTTTCTATCAATGGAACCGGTGAGTTTCGTATTGGCGTGGATGACGATGCTGGCGATAGCTTTAAGATTTCTCAGGGATCGGCCTTAGGGTCAAATGATTGCCTGGTCATCACTGCTGCTGGCGAGGTCACCAAGCCTTTAACTTCGGCATTTTTAGCTGTTGTTACCTCGCAAAAATCCAATGTAACGGGCGACAATACGTCATATACCATAGTGTATGATAGTGAGATATTTGATCAAAACAGCGATTTTGACGGCACATCAACGTTCACCGCTCCGGTTGACGGAAAATACCATCTACAGACTGGTATAACGCTCGGAGGAATAGCCTCACAAACTGTTGGGCTATTTTATATAAGGACGAGCAATAGGGATTATCTCTTTGTGCAAAACAATCCAGAGGCGGTAGATGATGGATCAAGTCAGTTTGGATGTAGCACTTCTATTTTATGTGATATGGATGCGGCTGACACAGCGACAACCACTGTGACTATAGGTAATGCAAGTAAAGTTGTAGATGTTATAACCAATGGAGCTACTGATCCATATACATGGTTTAGTGGGTTCTTAGCGGTTTGAGGCGAGTATGGCAACAAAAAACAGTATAAATAACAAAGCTGGAGATATGACCATTGATCCGGGTAGCTCGGGTGATTCATATACCCAGTTCTCAATAAACGGGACCGGAGAATTCAGGGTAGGTGTAGATGATGATGCAGGGGATAGCTTTAAGATTTCTCAAGGGTCGGCTTTGGGGTCGAATGATTTTATGGTTATTACAGCGGCAGGAGAGATAACTCATCCATTAACTCCCGCATTTTCAGGAGAAGTGTACCAGGTTGATATGCAAAATGTAACTGGTGATGGTACTGCAGCGACGTGTGAATATGAAGAGCGTTTTGATCAGAGTAGCGATTTTACCACAACAACTTTCACCGCTCCTGTGGCGGGCCGCTACTGGCTCGGTGGTTTTACTTGGAAAAACGATCTTACCTCGTCGCATACCTCAGAAGAACTATACATAGTTACATCAAATAGGACGTATAAAATTTTTCAGAATCCATATGCACAAGTTCAAGGTGGCTCTGATCAGGGAGCATTTGGATTTGTTGGTGTGCTGGCGGACGTAGATGCTTCTGACACAGTAACTATGGTCAATAAGGTGTCTGGTGGTTCAAAAGTAGTAGATATAGGTTATAACGATGGAGCTACAGTACGTGGAGCTCTTACAGGATATTTAGCGTGTTAAAAGAAGGGAACAGAAATGATAGTAAAAGTTGATGATGTTAAGTTGTTTGAACTTACAGAAGCTCAAAAGAAGGTAATTAAGAACGACATACCTTCTGGGATATTTGATGAAGATATGAAGCGTAGATTGTTCTACATCATAGATCACAAATATCGTCAGTGTTTTAAAAGATTAAAAGAAGAGTGGGATCCAAAACTTGCAGCTCGTGGCGTAGTGTCTATTCCAACGGATAAAGATGACTATGCGTTGTTAGTGTTTGCACAAGATGACTATAAAGATGCGCAAACAAAGACGGACGAAGCTCAAGCTAATTTACCAAGTTAAGGAACAATCATGGCTAACAGGAAAGATTCAAGGTTAACTGGACTTAATCCGTTAGCCTATATGGGGATAGAGCCAACTGCCCCATCCCTATTTTTTTCAGCTCAAAGAGAGCCTACCACGAACGATTATGCAGGGTACAATATAGGTACAATTTGGCTGGATAGGTCTGGAGGTGTTAATGGACAGCTTTGGACATTGGTTAAAAAAGATGATGCAATTGCTACATGGATACGTATAGGATCTGGAGATGGTATCGAAACTATTACTCCTGACGCTGGTATTCTTGTTCTTCCTGACGGTGTTGGCAATGTTAATATGCTTGGGGGGGTTAACTTACAGACGGTAGGTACAGCTAACACCTTGACTATAAATATAGCGCTAGACACTATTGCCGATACATACCAGACGGATGCAGGAAATGCTCAACCCGCTTTAGGGATACTTAAAGTTTTGGGGGGCCTAAACATGGGGACCACAGGAGCCGGAAATATTGTAACGATCAATGTGGTACCTAACACCATTGCTGATACATACGTCGCTGACGTGGGAAATGCAACCCCCGTGGCAGGCGTCATAAATATTTTGGGAGGCATAGGGGTCACCACCACAGGGGCAGGAAACACCGTAACTATCGCTGCTGATGCGGCTATTGAAAGAATTGTGACGGACGTAGGGACTGCTCTACCTGTGGCAGGAACTATAAACCTCCTTGGAGGTCGGAACATAGCGACCTCGGCTGTGGGTAACACCATAACGATCGACACTGATGATCCTGGAGAAGGCGTAGTTCAGTCTAGTGCTGTTGGGGTATTTACTGCTTCAAAGGGTGACGACGGAGAGCTCCTAATTGGTGCGACCGGAGGTACCCCTGCTTGGAACACGTTGACCGCTGGAGCCGGTGTAACTATTGTTAATGGTCCCAACTCTATACAGATATCTGCTTCCGGTATTGCACCAACTGCAACCTCAAACTTTAAAGCATACCTAAGCGCTTCTCAGGCCAATGTAACGGGTGACGGGACCGTGTACCAGATACCCTTTGACCAAGAGTTTTTTGATATTGCTGGGGAGTTTGACACCACAACTGGTAAATTTACAGCAACCTCTAAGGGAATATATTGCTTCATAGGTAACATTCTTTGTGAAGATACGGCGCTTGGTCACAATGCGGCGCAAACACAAGTTCAAATTACAGGAACATATAACCAGACCAACGCTCAGAACAACATCGATCCTACACCTATTGTAGATAATATTGATCAGTATACATTTGTTGTTTCTACTACAACTCGGATGGACGCAGGAGATACGGCAGAGTTAACCATGACAATATCTGGTGGTGTTAAGAACGTTGATATAATTTCGACTGGTGGTGTTGGGGATATTCGTACTTGGTTTGGTGGCTTTTTGCTAGCTACATTACCGTAGGAGATAGCATGGCTGAAAAAAAGACTAACAAAAGAACGGGGCTTCATCCGTTTGCATATATGGGCGTAGAGCCTATTGCAACGTATGACGTGCTCTCTATGGACAGAGCTCCAACGGTAGATGATTACAAAAGATATAACATAGGGGATCGCTGGCTGGATAGGTCGGCGGCTCCTGACGGTAGGTTCTATGTTTTAATTCATAAAAATAATAACGTTGCGACATGGGTAAAGGTGGCGACGCCTGAAGTAGCGAGCATTACTCCTGATGTTGGGATACTTGTTGTTCCTGATGGAGCGTTTAATGTAGATATCGTTGGGGGCCCAAACATAGCTACCACTGGTACACTCAACACCTTAACCGTCGATATAGTACCAGGGATTATAGCTGACACATATGAGACGGACGCTGGAAATGCCACACCGGCTGGTGGGATACTCCAAGTTTTGGGGGGACAGGACGCAGCTACTACAGGGGCAGCTAATATTGTTACTGTGAACTTTAATCCTGACTCTGTAGCTGATACTTATCAAACGGATGCGGGCGTAGCAACCCCTGCCGCAGGCGTGATTCAAATGCTTGGAGGAGTTGGAGGTGCGACCGCAGCTGCGGGCAATACTGTGACTGTGACTGGTATAGTGCTAGATATAGATGAGATTGTCACTGATGCGGGAACTGCTGTGGCCGTGGGTGGAGACATGAATATTTTGGGAGGCCGTAACCTGACCACCTCAGCGGCGGCAAACAATGTAACCGTGGACATGGATGACCCTGGAGAGGGTGTGGTATTTAGTGACGCTACTGGTTTATTTGCTGCATCAAAGGGTGACGATGGTGAGCTCATAATCGGTGCAACAGGGGCCCCTCCGCTATGGGCGAACCTGACTGAGGGTGCCGATGTAACTATCACTAATATTGCTAATCAAATAGAAATAGCGTCGACCGGAAGTGGAGCGCCAACTGCGTTCTCAAACTTTAAAGCCTACTTAACTGCTAGCCAATTTAATGCGACGGGTGACGGAACAGAGTTTATTATTCCGTTTGATGCGACGTTATGGGATCTTAATGGTGATTACGGTATTGGTGGCACGGGAGAATTTACTGCACCGGCAGACGGAATATACTGCTTCTTGTGTCATGTATGGCTGGAGGATATGAGGGGTGACAATACTGACTCTCGTATCAGGGTGACTGGTATATATGCTCAGGATAACGCGTCTACTAATATTAACTTGAATGCTATTGAAACTGGAGCTGCTGAAACGGTAACAGCGATTACAAATACTACGCAAAGAATGGAGATAGGAGATACTGCAAAATTTACCTTTACAGCATCGGCATCGTTTAAACGTATCGATGTTATAGCTGGTGCTGGGAATAATATTAAGACTTGGTTTGCTGGATTTTTATTAGCTTACCTTTAAAAACGTTACCTTTAAAATACGAGGGGACCATTGGGTCCCCTCAGCAAGCAGTGCCCCTAACCATACTAGGAGCTTATTTGCCATCTCTGGCTTTAACGATCTGTCGTATTCTCTTTATGGATGCCATGAATTTATTCTTTGGCATGTCTGCAAGAGTTTGAATTTTCATCTTCTCAAGTATTTCTTCGGCTAAATCGGTATGTGACGCCAGCTCATATCTAAGTTCTTCTAACTGTTCTTTTGTTATGGTCTCATAAGATTGTTTCTTTGGGTTGTACTTGTGGTTGAGTCCAGTACCTTTGTTGAAGTCCTGTCTGTATTCGTGTACTGCTAGTTCTCCATCATCATCTTCATCTGAAGCGACGATACCAACTAATGCGCCGTAAGAATAACGTTTTAAATATGTCACATAGCTGCCAAACGACTGTATATCTGCCTTTGGTGGCAGCACTCGCATTCTGGATTCTGTCCATTGTCCTGAGCTATGCTGTAAAAGTGTGAGCAATATGTTAGCGCCATCTTCATCTTGTATGATCTTCTGTGAGACAGATAGACCATTTTTAGCAAGTGATGGCCTGGATGCTTTGATCATTTCTGCCAGGTCAGCATACCTAGATTTGAAGTATGGGTTCTCTTTGGTGAGTCCAGCTGGCTTAAATTCAGCCTGAGCTTTAGCAAGCGCTGTAAACAACTCTTTTACGTCATCCGACCTATGAGGTGGGACGATGCGTTTTTCTTTCTTAGGTTTTAAATCTGACACCTGTTTGGCTAACTTGGCGATAGCATCAAGTATCAATACCATATCTTTATTGTCCATCTTTGGTCCTTCTTCTTTTAAATTCGTCTTTCATGACATTTATTAACTCTTCTGTGTCATTCATGTCGCATCTAAACGTTTCGCCCTCAATTTCATAGGCTTCCCAGTACGGAACTATATCTTCTTTTTTGAATGATCCGAACCTATATATCCCTAGGGTATTGAATCCATCAAGGTATACGCTTATTTTCTCGTCGCCGTCATAAGCTACAAACCTAGCTATAGCTGTCATGTATGGTGGCTGAAGCTGTACTTTCCACTCTTTTGGGAATGATATCTTTGGTATCTCATACATAAATCTTTCCCACTCAAACTCCTTATGCATCTGAGCTGACAATAAATATTTTGCTACGGTTCTTTTGCCTTGTTCTTTGATTCGTTCTTCAAATTCTTTTTGTTTGTCTTTATCCATATATTTCCCTGTATAGTAAGTATAGTAAAAATCCTAGCACACCAATCGTTACAGGTATAAATACAACCATCATCTTCCTTTATATTTTCCTATCGAAACTATAAAATAAGCAACAACTGTCATGATTGCATATATCGCAACTTTTAGAAACCCCACTCGTCTTCCATGGTCTCTATCACTTTCTGAACTTCTTTAGCTTTTTCTTCTGCGAACTCTCTAAATGCTATCAGGAATGGCCCTAGGTATTTCACGTAGTCCAGCCGTAATTGGACAGGGAGCTCACAAAATGGTCTATCAATGTCTTTCTCTACTATCTTCAAAAAAAGGCGGCAGCGTTTCTTTTTGGATTCATATATGCGTCTCCAGCTTATGAAGACGCCTTCTATGTTACATGCGTGGTATTGGAACTCCAGCTTAAACTTGTTCTGTTTCTCTAGCTTGTTCTCTATGGCTTTGATCATATCAGATACTCTGCCTAGATTATCTTGGAGTACTTCTATGGCATCTACTGCCTCTAATAGTTCTTTACTCATTTTCTTTCTTCGCTTTCGCCAACAGGGCGTCAAATAGCTGCACTTTCTCTGGGTGTTGAGCTCTTATTAAAGAGTCTACGGGTTCAAGATCTTGCAGCAGCTTTCCCATCTGCTGGTGTATCTTCTCTATCTTTTGACCGAGCTTTTTAGCTTCTTTACCAAGCACATTAAAAGCTTCCATCTTGTCATCTATCTCTATTTGTAGCTTATCTGCCAATTCTTTTATAGTCATTAGTCCATGTATCCTTCTGTGTACCAGCACTCTATGCCTTCGTTCTTAAGAAGTTGTAGGGCTGGACCTACTGTTTTTGTTAATGTTAAATTTCCTTGTACTGGTTGCGACACCACCATACATTCTCTTACGTATCTACATCCTTTAGGGAGCATATATACTTTGATACCAGCGCCTCTGACACATGTGCCTTTATCGCCTTCTTCTAAAGCTGCTACGCCCCATACTTGGAGAGCTTGATCAAAGACATCATATAGTTCTTTTAGGTCTTCCATGGTGTAGTATGTGTATTCTTTTTCATCTATACCGTCAAAGATCACGGTTTTCTTTTTTCTATTTATTTTCATTATCGTCCTTGATAGGTATTTCGTGCCATTTACCCTTATCGTAGTAGCGAACAACTTTATTTTTGGATTCATATTCTTCCTGGTTGCGTAAGAATTCTTCTTCTGTTGGTATGTGGTTCTTTTTTTTGATGGGTTTTTCTTTATCTTTTACCGTCATGGTTACTCCTATAGTTATGATTCAACTTACTATCTCTAACATTATAACTTTAAACATTTATAAAGTCAAGCACTTTTAAATTAAAAAAGGTTTGCATTTACAAATATGTGTGATATGCTGATTAGGAGTAAAAGCTACAGTTCCTTCTTAGCTCAAATTAGCATATTGTAACTTTTATGGAGGCGCCTTTCCCAGGTGCCTATTTTTTTAGGAGTAGTTTATGGGAGATCATAAAAAAGAGGTGCCACTCGGACACCTTCTCAAGTTAGATTCTTCGAAAAAACACTTAAAACGCTACAACTTAGTACTAGTTTTGTTGTCTCAGAGGTGGTTTACATCAATAAAAATCGAAGAATCTCGTCCACAAGCATACATAACTAGACCCGCATGTGTCAAATATAGCTTAAAATCTGTCTATGTGAATAATCGAGTGAGGTGGAAAAAAAATAGCTTGACACGATTTTCGAAAAGTTCTAGTATACTTTTAGTTCCCTTCCGAATAGTCCCAAGATCACTTGCTTCGTTGAAACGTTCTCGAAAGAATTCCCTGTGGTTACAACTTTCTCTCTCTTCTCTCCCCTTTATATTTAAAAAAAAGAACGCGCCAAACAGAGTAAACGCGCCGATAGAACAAGTGAAAAAAGATTTCTCTCCGTTTGATATCCAACTACGTTCAAAAGCCTATAACGAATTCGTAAGGACGGGGCTCGGGGATTTTTCTATTTCTACCCCTTTTTGTACCACTTTAGCGAACACAGCGGTACGCTGTAGAAGTTCGCCGCTATCAATCAGCCCATTTATAGCATATCTTAGAAGAACGGCGCGTTTCATGCCAGCGGCGCGTTTTATTTTTATAAAAAAAGAGTTAAGAAGCTTAAAGAGGAAGTATTTTGGAAAAAAAGAGGATGAGTCTCATTGCGGACGAGATTCAAAAGCTACGCAAGGAGAAAGATCTTGCGTTAACGATATTTGGAGCCATATCACTTTCACCATTTTCAAGAAAAACTATTTTAAAATCAAAAGACAAATTCAGACAAGTAAGAGGGAAGTTCGTCAAGCTAGACAAGCCATTCAATTACTTCCTAGCTTTGTGTATGGAAACTGCTCAAGCACTAAAAGAAGAACCAAAATGGAATAAAACACTCGATCTCTGTAAATATTACAACGTTGAACACGGATCACGTGTAACTGAAGAGAACGAGTTCTTATCAGATTCACCTCTTTTAGTAAAAAAAGCAGTAGATGCTCTAGTGAAAGAGCATAGCAAGCCCAGGAGCAAGTATATGAAAAGTAACGAGGTAAAGAAGGGACCACAGTTTAGTGGAGATACCTACGTTAAGTACGGCAAAACATACCTTAGACCCAAAGAGACCAAGGTGTGGAGTGACCCTGCTATTGAAGAACGACTTGAGCAACCACCAGAGTACTGGCAAGAAGAGAAACGGAAGTTTCTCGAGATTGCCAAGCAAGGCAAAGTAAACGTTGAAGGTATAAAGTATTTAGTTGCTATAGGAATGCTTAAATACGACGACATCAGGGATATGGTACATAGCTCACACTGGAAAGATACAGAGCTTAGTGCTATTATAGAGACACACAGATTAACTACCCTTGAGACACAAGAGGAGAGTAATACTGGTCATACGTAATACTAAAAGGAGACGATGACTATGAAATTCCTAAAGAGACGAAATAGAAAAACGTTCAACTATATCGTACGCGGCGAACCGATGCCACTTGCAAAAGTGACAGAGACAGAAGGTCCCAAAGTGTGGGACGCATACAAGGCAGCTCGATTTAAATATATCCAGACAATAAAAAACCTACACGATCACTACTTTATTAATTGTTGCTTTGAAGAAGGCAGCATCAATCGTCGACAATATGTCGACGGACCAATCAAGCTCGAAGCTACTTTCTACATGAAACTACATGAACTACCTAAAAGAAAAGACGAGAGCGAAGAAGATAGAAAAAAGCGTGAAGAGAAACACAACAAAAAGATACATACTCACGCACCACCCATTTTCAGCTTATTTAACTTTCTTGACCATGCACTACAAGGCGTCCTGTATAAGAAAGATTGCACTATAGCCTCAGTTAAGCTAAAAAAGATATATGACAAAGAACCCAGAACAGAGATAAAGATAACGAGGTTGAAGAAGTGAGGAAAGTAATAAGTAATAAGCGTAAACCCCCTAAAGATGAGGGTCAAAAAGAAGCTACTCCATACAATATCGAGAGTATGCTCTATTATTTGTCTTCAGAAAAGCATGTAGCACCAGAATATATCGACAAGTTTGCAGACGATCAATTAAAGTATTTCTGCGAGAATAAAGACGCAAAATATATTAATCAATACTACCTGACACGTGGAGTGCGTAAGTCACTCTATTACGACTGGTTAGAGAAATCTCAATACCTTAAAGATAGACATAACCTATGCTTAGAGATCATAGGCCTACGTAGAGAGCAAGCCATGGAGAAAGCTAACGCACTTATCCTAAAGCTCAGGCAATACCAATATGATCCAGGGTTTGCAGCAGCTGAAGAACGACAACACGAAATGAGAAAGAAAGAAGACGGAGATAGTAAAGGTAATGTGACAGTTATAATGCCAAACAATGAACGCGTCATTCCAGATGAGAGACGCCCAAAAGGAAAAGATGAAAGCAAGAATAAAGTGTCTTGAATGTCACACCACTTTATGGTCTAAAAAACCTCGCGACTTCCAGAAATGCGACTGTGAGAACGGGGCTTTTGTTGATCTGATGGTTGGTGGTAACTGGCGTGTAGGCGCTAAAGACATATCAAAGATACTAGTATTAGATCACGGTCAAAAAATGGAACAAGAACAGATGCAGTTCCACGAGTTCTACAAGCTCAGATACTCAGAAGGTGTGGGCATCAAGAAAGAAAAAGAAGGGACGTACTCTGTTAAGATCACTATCTACGGAGATAACTATGAGTTCAGGAAAGTTGCTATTCTGAACGGAATTGCTGGTGAAAACGTAGGTCAGGCTCTAGAGAGGGCGAGGGACATTCTGAATAGTAAGAAGATCAAATCTATAAAGGCCGCAACCGAGAAGGAAGAGAAGGCCTGGAATAAGCTGAAAGGGAACTAATGGCTATCGCTACAATGTTACTTATCTTTTTGTGTATTTTACTTGCTGCTGACATCATCATATCACTCAACACACACAGGGATCTCAAGCGAGAGATCGACCAGTGTAAATCGCTCCATGAGGATCTCAAGAGACGAGTGTTCAGTATGGGCTCAGATGCATTACATTGTCGTAACGATATAGATAATACGTTAGCTGACATATGTATAATAAAAAAAAAGATAGAAAAACTAGAAGCGCCAAAGGCAGAGAAAGCGCAGACCGGTTCTTCGTTCGTTGTTATCGCAGATGGTACAGAGTGTAAAAAAGTAGGTCGGCCAAAGAAAAAGGGTAAGAATGAAAAATCTACAAGAGAGACTAAGAAAGCTTGAGCGTGAGCTGAGAGATCTTAGGATCGAGGTGAAGATACATAAACGTGTCTTCTTAAGAAGTAAACACAAAGAAGAGATACAAGATATTATGGATGAAGAGAGAGAGAAATTACATGGCCACAAAAGGTGGATCTAGGATCCTGCCGTTAATCGAGAGGTTCGAGGACCTTGAAGAGGGCTCATTGTATTTCGATACTTGTAATGGTGATTGGTATGTGATCAAACGTAACGCATACGGCAACAAGGTGTGGATGCTTATAGACGATTACGAGTGCGGAGACTCAATAGAATGTGATGAAGGTGAGTGTTATTGTGATATGGTCCACATTTGGGATACATATATCATGATGGCGCCCAAAGAGAGAAAGAAAAGGGAAACAGATGAACGACAAGCCAGATTACTCATGGGCGAACGCCAACTTCCTGGAGGAGAATGACATTCAAGTCCGGGTACAGGACGCGTTCGGTAATGAACTGACACCACCGAGAGATCCTAAAGAGGGACACTATTGGTTAGTGTTTATAAGTGATAACGGAGCAGAGTGGCGAGAGGTGCCTGACAGTTTTGATAAGGTAGCTGCTGAATGTCCACCACCTCCACAAGATCTAGACCCGAAGCAATACAAGCTTGAAAATGAACGTTGGTTCGTCAACTTGCGTACTGGTGAAAGCTGGACGGGTAAGGAAGACGAATGAGTCGACTCGTGGCGCTGACCATTTTGTTGGCGCCAACACTATGGTGTATGAAGCGAACACCAGAGTGGGATGAATCAGACTGGAAAAGAGCGAGAGAGCAAGTGAAGCAAAGAGAGAGAGAGAAGAAGCATGTTTCAAGAAGCGAGCCATCTGACAGGGCTGACGCCAGAGGTAAAGGTACATCTAAATAAGTTTGTACCTCGTGAATACCAAAAGTGCCTGTTCGATGCAATTATCAATTGCGGTTTTAAAAAAGTTATGGCCGTCTGGCCAAGAAGAAGCGGCAAGGATATGTGTGCTTGGAACATATGTATCCAAGAATTGCTGCGCACCGTTCAAACAATTTATTATGTCTTTCCCACCTACTCAAGTGGCCGTCGTATATTGTGGGACGCCATTAATAACGACGGCTTTAGAATACTTGATTACCTTCCTAAAGAACTCATAGAGTCCAAGAACGAACAGCTCATGCGTATCAAGCTCAAGAACGGCTCTGTCTTTCAGGTCATAGGGTCAGACAACTACGATAATGCACTCGTTGGAACCAACCCGAAAGGTGTTGTGTTCTCTGAGTTTGCTATTAGTAATCCATTAGCATATTCGTTCGTTAGACCTATTCTATCAGCCAATGGAGGGTGGGCTCTGATAGTCAGTACACCTCGTGGAAAGAATTTTATGTGGGAAATGTACAATACAGCGCTTGAGAATCCTAACTCCTGGTATGTATCTAAGCTCACTGTAGATGACACTGGTCACATTCCCCTTGAAGAAATAGAACAAGAACGTCGCGAAGGCTCGATGAGCGAGGATTTGCAGTTGCAAGAGTATTGGACATCGTTTGATATGGGTATTGAGGGTGCGTATTATACCAAATACCTTGATCGTCTACGTCTCAACGGGCAGATATCTCACGTTCCATGGGAACCTGGACTACCTGTACATACAAGTTGGGACATCGGTTGCCGAGATATGACGTCCATCATATTTTTTCAAATTGCGGGGCAGGTTATACGTGTTATAGATTGTTATGAGAAGAATAAAGAAGGGATAGAGCACTATGTTAATGTTCTTAAATCGAAAGAGTACACGTACGGTAAGCACATCGGACCGCACGACATCAGAAACATGGACTTCAGCACAGGCATCACAAGATGGGAGAAAGCAAGACAGCTTGGAATCACATTTACAGTCGCTGACAAAATTGGGATCATGGATGGAATTGAAGCGGTTAGGTCTAAGCTACCCTCGATGTGGTTTGACGCAAACAACTGTGCGTCGCTCATTAAAGCTCTAGAGAACTATAGGCAGGAGTACGACCCTAAAAGAAAGGTCTACAAAGAGAAGCCACTGCACGATGTATTCAGCAACTTCGCTGATAGCATGCGATATCTCTGCGTATCGCTACGAAAAATCAATTCCAACACATCGCCTGAGGAACTAGAGAAACGTTACAGAGAAGCGATGTATGGCAACCAGGCGCACATGCCTCCTGTGTTCAGAGATGATCTGCCTAGATATTAGCTAATATTATAGTACCTCGTATTCCAAATCCTCGATGCGTGTGTTAAATTCATCTGATCTTTCGTACAGATCGTCTATGTCCTTTCGTAGCTCTTTTAGCTCTGCTTCTATATCTACCCTAGGCTTGATTGGCCCTACGTATGATATTAAGTGGTTGCGAAGCGCTTCTTTTGTTTCACGCAGTGCTTTCCGCCCAAAGTTCTTTATCGATAATAGCTCGGCATCTGTACTTTCTAATACTTTTCTTACGGTATTAAAGCCGGAGTGTTTCAAGCACATATGTGCTCTTACGCCTAGGCCCAATTGCCCTAAGGGAGCGTTTAAGTGTTCTTCTGATATTGCATTGATATTAAGCGGTACCTCGTAAAGTTCTAACATTTCTACTCCTTAACGTTTCTGTTTTAGTTCTTTCCAATATATTGCACATAAAAGATGGCATTCCGGAGAACACCATGATTTTTGCTTAAGTCGGTCTTGTTTAAACTCTTTTTGACAGGCTGTACATCTAGATGTGACGTACTCTGTCCAGCCGTTCTCGTCAGCATGTTTGACGTACTCTGTCACGAGCATCTCTATTATGTCCGACTTCTTACGCTGCCTAGCTTTGCATAGCGCTGTGAATTTCTTATGTATCCCTGGGTCTATGCGGGCAGTTAAATTTGTAGTCTTCATGAGCATATTATGCTACACAGCACACCTATTATTAGCAGCCATATCAACGTTGTGTTAGTCACGCCCATCATCTTCAATAATATCAATAATAATATCCATGCTATCATCACTAGTCCTTCTGTATTTGACCCCTATCTACCATTGTTTGATACAGGCTTTCAAATTGGACCATCAGCTCTGGCAAGTTCTCGACATCCATTGTCTTCATGTATTCAAACGCTGGCTGTAACAGTACCGTGATACACTCACATCTAATCTCTGTCTCTTTGAGTTGTAGCTCTGGATCATACTCAGCGCTCAAATGTACTGTTCTGAGCCCTACATTGATTACTTTCTCGAGGATTTCCCTCGCTTGCTTATCTGTCATAATATTTTCTTTTTATAAAGTCGATATCGCTTCTAGTTAACGACTCTTCATATTCTGCAGATTCATCGCTAAGAAACTCGAAAAGCTCATCGCGATCGACCTTGTGTCCGCGTAGCGCCACAAACGTTTGGAGCTTCCGAAATCTATGATACAGCCGTACAAACTTTTTAGGCATATGTTCTTCGATGTAATCCTCGTATTTTCTCAGCGTGAAGTAGGTGAGTACATTTTGTTGTAGCACTGAAGCTAACATCTCGTCGCTGATCGCCTTGAGCTCGTTCAGTGTAACAAACACTGTATAGTCGTTTTCTTCGCAAGGTCGTTTTCCTACTGCGTACGCCGTAAAAGCGGACGACTGTAGGAATACACCTTCTAATAGGTCTTCGAATTGCTTTTGATAACACATTCTAGCTCCTTTACCTTTGCTTCAAGTTTCATTAAATCTATTTTATTCTTTGCGACGCACTCGGCATTGAGCGCGCACAGATCTATTAACTTTTTATCTACCTCATGACAGTGGTCCATGATCATCTTCTCTCTGTCGACAGCACCTTTTGATAGAAAATAGCCTCCAACAAAAAAAGCTAGCATTATTCCGACCATCATGTATACGTCTACCATTTTATTGGTCCTTCTTTTTCTATCTGTTCTTCTAGCTTCTGCTCAAGATCATCTTTCGCTTGTTCGAATGCATTTAGCATGATCTCATATATTTGGCTGTCGTACATGGTCTTACCTGTTCTGAATGTCTCGATAGCTATGCAGTACAGCATTATATTTTCTACTTCTGGACCCATATCACACGGATGGTTGTCCTTTTTGAATCGACGCCACGCATCTCGTGCAGCATGTCTTATTCTTGGATCTTTCCATGTCTGTATTGACGGTTGATCACTCATTTTAGTATCCACCTTATTATTAATATTGTCACAATTACACCTATTATTCCCATGTTTCCCCCTCAGTAAACCATATTTCCCACTTGGTAAAAAAGGTGGCCGGCCTTCTAAAGCGACCACCATACTCAAACTGTGTTAAGTAAGCAGCCTAACACTTATCGGAGTTCCTATTACCTATAGTATCTCACAAAAACGTTTTAATGTCAAACAGTTTTGACTTTAT